AGAATAACTTCAACATCCTTAATTACGTATCAACAATCTTGTATAATTGCGCTGTAATTAACTTTAGTCAGGGTGAGACTCACTTGGCACACACATTGCCTTATGACATAAACCATCCGTTTGGAAGAACTGCACTACCACTAATGTCTTTAGAGAATATTAAGATAAACGGTAATGGCAGCACAGTAAAAGTTGTAGACCACGACATTGCTTCCTATAACCACCTAACTGTTATTAGCCATGATGCTGTACAGTCGCTAAGTGTTAAAGGTTTTACTTTTGACCTTTCTTACGTTGGTAGGAATAATGATGAAAACTACTACCCACAAGGCGGTGCAATAAGGGGGGTTGACTCATTAGGTACGGCTGGTGCAAGAACAAAAGAACAGTTGTCTTGCAACACTAGGGTTAATGAAAACAACTTCAAAGTGTTTCACCCTGAGGGATGTTACGGTAAGGCGCTTAATCCATACGTCTTAGATGGCGACCCTAACAACGGATTCAAGAATTACTCTTATACGTTCTTGGGAGATGCTGCTGCTACTGAACAGCAATACCAAAACAACGACTGTGAATTTATTGGAAATACTTTCCTAGAGGGGCACAACTGTTATGGCGTTTGGGTTTGGGCTGTTGGTAACTTTATCGCGGACAACAACAAGGCGACCCATTGGATAGCTGGTGTTACTGATGAAACTGGTACTTTTCTAGGGAAGGCATCAATACCTATGATTAGGTATATAAAGTTCTACACCACTGGTGCTTCTATAGGCGCTGGCAATAGGTGTGTATCGCTTGAGACAAGTAAAAGGGTTGGGGCGTTCCAAGGTGGTGCTATCTACTGTCACGTAGTTGATAACATGAGCGTAGATATTGATGTTGGTGGTGTAACTAAAGTAGATGGTTACATGAAGATGGGTACTGGCGATGTAGGTATCCTAGTTGGCGTATATGGAACAGCACACATCAAAGGAGACTTTGAGCTTGGAGCATAGACGACAGACCTACAGCAGCAATAGACGTACAACCTTTAGAGGGCGGCAATGCCGATTACCACTTAAGGGATGTGTCAGTGTGTAAGAACTTTAGCGGCCCCACTGTACGTGGTGACGTTGGTTCTAGTACACTTGCAAAGCGGAGGCTAAGTAAGCTTACAATGCAGGGCGTTACATCTGGCAACAGCCTATCGTCGCCAGTGTTGTTTATAAACAACCGTGGTAATCCTGTGTTTGGTATAAGCAACTTAGTGGTGTCGTCTTGTGTCTTAGATGGCAGAGACAGCCAATTCAGTATGGCCAACACAAATAAGGTGGCCATTGATGCAAACCTGTTTAATGTTGCTACAGATGTTGTTAGTATTAGAGATAATGAAATTAGGGGGTTCTACAACCTAGAGCGAACTGGTTCAGCCATTCCTAGGGTAGAGGGTAACTACGGTTCACAAGTAACCTCAAGCATTAACTACAACTACTTAGCTTCACCAGAGCAGACAGTGGCACCTAAGACTGTATCTGCTGGCGTTGTACCTCGTGTAGGTGTTTCTAATGCAGATTTGTTTGACTATACAGCTCAGCGAGTAGACACAACAACTGGAGGAATACTGCAATACACTGCTGGTCGAGTCTCTGGTGGTGGTTCTATTGCTGGTGCTACCCCTGCTGGTCAGGCGTGGTACATAACAGAGAAGTTGGTGGCATCCAAAGGATTGGTTTAATAAGCTCTAATAAACCTTAACAATGGGCCACTATAGGTGGCTCTAAGGGTTGTTATCAACACACAAGGATAATTTAATGATTAACAAATCAAAACTAAAGGACTCAGGAGGTAGGCCGCTTACACAGGGCCTATTTCTTGAGGTAGGTTACAACTACGATACTGCGGTATACTCCTTAAAAGATGAAGACCATAAGGCAGAAAACGGAACAGTTTATCCGAGCCTTAAGAAACTATATTTAGAGTTGGAAGACCCAACTGAATATGCTTTTGCTACGACTTACCTATTAGGGTGGTCACAGTGGAAACGTATACTCAAAAACAAAAATTTGCGAAAACATGTTGACGAATGGCGGGAGGAGCTTGAACTTAAACTACGCTCTCAGGCTGTTCAAGATATTATTCAAATGTCTGCTGACGACAAAGGGTTTCAAGCTGCCAAGTGGCTAGCTGACAGAGGTTGGGACAAGAAAGGCGCTGGCCGTCCTAAGAAAGATACCTCAGAGCATGATGCTAAGATGGAAAAGAGACTTGATGATGAGTTTACAGCGGACATCCTAAGGTTGGAGAGGTAACGTATGGAAGATTGGCTACAGGAAGCTTATAAGAAGCTTGACAAGATGCCTAAGAAAGCCTTGGAGATTAGGGAAAGGGCTATGGTTGACCTAGAGTTCTTTGCCCGCCTAGTTAATCCGGGGTACATGTATGGCTCAGTTCACAGGGAAATATTCAGGTGGATGCAGGAGTATGACCTATACGGCAAGGGTGAAGAGCTTACAAGTAACAAACTTATAATGCTTCCTCGTGCCCATCTTAAGAGTCACATGGTTGCAACTTGGTGTGCTTGGATTATTACACGCCACCCAGAAGTTACTATGCTATACGTATCAGCTACTGCTGAATTAGCAGAGACACAGCTATATGCAATCCAAAACATACTTGGTAGTAGCCTTTATCAAAGGTTCTTCCCAGAATACATCCATCCTCAAGAGGGTAAGCGCGACAAGTGGGCTTCTAAGAAGATTAACGTAGACCACCCTAAGCGTTCTAAAGAGGGTATACGGGATGCTACTGTGGCAACCGCAGGTCTAACAACTAACACTACAGGTTGGCACGCTGACATTGTTGTAGCGGACGATTTGGTTGTTCCAGAGAATGCCTACACAGAAGATGGCCGAGAAGCAGTTTCTAAGAAAGCTTCACAGTTTACTTCTATACGTAACTCAGGTGGCTTCACAATGGCTTGTGGTACACGATACCACCCAACTGATATATACCACACTTGGAAGAATCAAGTATTCGACATATTCGATAGTGAGGGCATCAAGGTTGACCAAAAACCTGTTTGGGATATTAAGGAGTACGTTGTTGAAATAGATAACCTATTTACTTGGCCACGTACAATCAGGGAGGATGGCAAGGCTTTTGGCTTTGACATGCAGACCCTATCACGTATTAAGGCGGAGTATTCGGACAGGGTTCAGTTCTATGCACAGTATTATAATGACCCTAATGACCCCGGCTCAGAACGTATATCAAGAGACAAGTTTCAATACTACAGCCCAAGGATGCTTAAGAAAGAGGGCAGCAGGTGGTTCTACAACGGTAAGAAGCTTAACGTATATGCAGCAGTGGATTTTGCATTCTCATTATCAAAAGCAGCCGACTTTACAGCAATCGTTGTAATAGGTGTTGACTCAGATGGCAACTACTACGTACTGGATATAGATAGGTTTAAGACTGACAAAACGTTAGAATATTTTAAACACGTACTGGCCTTGCACACTAAATGGCGCTTCAACAAGCTCCGTGCTGAGGTGAGTGTTGCCCAAAAGGTAATCGTAAACAGTATTAAAGAATATGCCAAGAGAGAGGGTCTGAGCCTGTCTGTGGATGAATACAGGCCAACTCGTTCAGAGGGTTCTAAAGAAGAGCGGATAGAAGCCGCCCTAGGTCACTTGTACGACAACTTACAAATGTGGCACTTAGAGGGTGGTTGGACAAGCATTCTCGAAGAGGAATTAGTATTAGCAAGACCATCTCACGATGATATTAAAGATGCGTTAGCGTCAGCAGTAACAATAGCAATCGCACCAGCTAACAAGAGTTCGTCTGGTATAAACGATTTCTTTACAAAAACTAGTAATACCCATCCAAGATTTGGTGGGGTTTCATTCTAAGGATAATTATGTCAACTAAAGTAGCAGAAATTGTAGCCCTAGTCGGTCAAGAAGATGGGGCTGCTTGGGTAGCTAACCTGTGGGACAAGTTTAACAGTCAACGTAGACAGTGGATTGAGGAGAAAAAAGAACTCCGAAACTATATTTTTGCGACAGACACCCGCTCAACAAGTAACTCAACACTGCCTTGGAAGAACTCAACAACTCTTCCTAAGCTGTGTCAAATACGAGACAACTTGCATTCAAACTACATTACAGCTTTGTTTCCTAATGAGGATTGGCTACAGTGGGAATCTTTCTCACTAGATTCAGCCAGCAAGGAAAAGGCATCAGTAATAGAAAACTATATGGCCACCAAATGCCGTAGGAGCGGCTACAGGGCACAAGTAAGTAAGATGCTATACGATTACATTGATTATGGTAATGCGTTCGCTGTGGCTTCATTTGAGAGCCGTCACAAGCTATCCCCAATGGGGCAAAGGATGGTTGATTATGTTGGCCCAACAGCTCAACGCCTAAGTCCACTAGATATTGTTTTTGACCCAACAGCAGAGAGCTTTGAAAAGAGCTTTAAAATTGTTCGTACTATAAAAACTATTGGTGAGCTTATGCTTATGGCTGAGCAAGACCCTGACCAAGGTTTCTGGGTTGATGCACTAGAAAAGCGTCTAGCACTACAAAGCAAGATGGGTGGGTACTCAATAGAAGATTTTGACAAAGCAATCGGCTATTCTGTTGATGGCTTTGGTAACTATCACGAATACCTACAATCAAACTACGTAGAGGTGCTAGAATTTTGGGGAGACTACCACAACCCTGAAACTGG